GTGGTGGTGGGTTGTCTTAAAAACTCTGTTTTGCTGTTCGTTCGTGTGTTCGATGACTTTTTTCCTGAGGCTTTGGCTTGTGCTCGTTGTGATCCGAGTCGTCCGCCGTGTGATCGGTTGCATTGCAGGTGGGCTATCCCTGCTCCGTCTAGGCCGGGGGTTAGGTCGCCTGTCTCGGCTAGTGGTGGTTCGTGGTCGGCGCTTGCGCCTTGTGGGTCGGTTCGTGGGAGTGACATGTCGACTGGGTACCCGCAACGTATGCAGACGGGTTCGCATTTGGCTAGGACTTGTCGTACCCATGCCCGGTAGGCGGGGCTTGATCGGCCGGTGTTGTGTGTTGCCATGGCCTAGGCCTTAGGGGTGTAGGTGTGGGTGGGGGTGGGTGGTGTGCTGCGGTCGCCTCGCATGATTCGGCCTAGTGCTTCGAGTGGGTAGCCTTTGGATCGTGCGTTCTCTCGCGCGTGCCACCGCTCGAATGTTTGGGCTCGGCAGTAGGAGCACGGTGTGGTGGAGTGGTCCTGATCTCTCCAGCCTTGATAGCAGGCGGTGTGGTCGCAGTTGCATCCGGGTCGTCGGCAGTGTGCGTCGTATTTGTTGTCCATTGTTTCCCCTTGTGGTTATCGGGCCCGCCCGAGCTAATCCCTTCGGGCTCAGCCGGTCCCTATGTTGTGGTCGGTTAGTTAGTTTTCACCCTACCTAGAGGCGTGCTGGTCTGGTCGAAACCGGTGCTATTTCCTCCGTCATTCCGGTTAATCGACGGCCCCGCGCTAACCTCGCCGGTCGGGGCATACCTCGGCACCTGCCGTCTATGGTGGCGTCATGGCGCGGTCTTGACATGCGAGGCACGTTACTTCGATGGGGTGCATACGGAACCCGCACACAATGCAGCTGCGCACGTCGATCACTTGCCTGTCGCGTCGATGTAGTCCTCGGACGTGAACGCCGCAACCGTAACGATTTTGTCTAGGTTGCCGAGAATGTAGTCCAGCTGCCCGTTAGTTAACTCGGCAGGTAGGACGATCGGATCCCGTCCGCCTAGGCTTAGCAGGGCGTTGCAGGCGTCTATAAGCCCGTCGGGTGCGACCCCGGCGGCTGTCAGCTTGCCTTTAAGTAGCCCTATCTGCTTGACGTTGATTTTCTTGCGGGTGTCGTAGTGGGGGCTTTTGGCTACTGGTGCAGCTGCATCCGTGTAAAAGGGGTCGTCGTCAGCTGTTGGCTCTTTGGATCGCTCTGTCTTGCGTGCCTCGGCGGCCCTGACTTCATTCTTGGACGCGATCGACCGGCTGACAGCGATGCCCAGAGCAGCTGTGGCACGCCCGAGCGCCGATGTTTCTCCCACCATCAATTCACTGGTGCGCGTGAATGGTGTGGTTCCCGGGTATGACTCCCAAGCGTGCCCGATGCCTGGGCGAGGATCGTCTGGTGTCCGGTATGCATAGGCCTTAACGACGATCCATATTTTTTCACCTATCGTCACTATCTCGTATTCCGACTGTAACGATCCTTCCGGGAACTTGACGTAGAACGCTTGCACGCGGTCTTTTACTTCGATGTAGTCGCTCATGCGGTCGTCGTACACCATTTAAATCATCCCCACATAGACGGCGATCGGGGAACCGTGTCGGCGCCTCGACGGTTCGTAACCGGTTTTAGTGATCCATTGCCGGGTTAGTGCCCGTTTAACGATTGGGCCTAGGGCGCGCGGATCCGGTGTTTCTGACTCCACATCGGTTAGATGCTCCATGATGTCGTCACTTGTGAAGTGGCGCCCGGTGCGGGCTAGCTCGACGATGATCGCCTCGGCGGCCTCGGCCCATGTGGGGTCGGTGTTGCGTTCGGCGTTGCGCATGGCCGTGTCGGCCTCGGCCTTAGCTAGTGCGGTGCGCTGTGCCTTGCGGATCCGGTCAACGAAAGCGTCCGAGTCGAATGTCTCTACCGTTTCTGTCCATAACGTATCCATGACTATCCCCCATTCTTTGCAGGGTATGACTCGCCCTGTTCGCTGGCCGCGTCAAGAAGCGCCCACCCTAGACGGGCGGCGTCCCTAAACGGAAAAGAGTGTGAGTAATTGGAGTCTTTGTCCAATAGGTGCATCCAAACCGGACCTGCATCCGTATGTCTGACTATTTCGACGAACGTTCCTTGCAGCCTCATATCTTTTTGGTAGTGCATCGTTTCCCCTTTTCGTGTGTTTACATGCCTAGTGTTTCGACCCATCCAACTAAGCCCATGAGGGCGGTGAAGCCGATCAGAATAAGTGTGGCGAGTGTGAGCTGTATTGCTTTCATCGGTTACCCCCATAGGTTGACATGCCGGGCTGACAATGATGACGGCCACCGGCCCAGTGGTGTGACCCGGAGCGTAGCCCTTCCCAATTAAGAACGGTCCAAAACGCCTGATCCCAAACCTCCCGGGACCATTTGCGGGGCGGTGTATCGTGGAGCGTCTGCCGCATTTGCCGCGCCTTTGCGCGTCCAAACTGCTGCGCCCATTCCTTTTGCATCATCCAAACGGCACCATGTGCGAGGGGTACGGTCATTTGGTAGGTCCCTTGGTACATTCCGCCGGATCCGGTTCCCCAATACTGGAAGCGACCTTCACGCTGCGCCACACATTGCCGATATGGCTCGTCGGTCGGGTTGTAATAGGTGCCGGTGTAGGCGCTGGGCTCGCGGCCCGTGTCTTTACCGTCGGCCAGTAGCGGCGGCGGTGTCGGTGAGGCCATGATCGCACCCGCGAGGAGTGCTGCCACGATCACTCGGCCTCAATGATCGTAACGGTGGGCGATATCTTGCGTCGCCCTTGGATGACGTTATCGACCGATGCTGAGTCAATTCGCCTTTGTCCGCCGGGTGTGGTGATTGCTTCGAGCGCACCTGATTCCACGTAGCGGCGGATACTGTCACGGGATACGCCGAGCATTTCGGCGGCCTTCCCGGGTTTAATGTATTCGGTCATTGTTTCCCCTTTCGGGTTAGACGTTAAACCGTCGCGCGCGGTTTGCGCGGTAATGAAATCGGGCGTGTCTTACTTTTGATTAAAGATAGGTAGGGGGAACTTGCGCCGGCCCGTGACCGGGTTCACATCCGTGAAACTTATGTGAATGTGATCGAGGTGCCCCCACGATCCTTTTCTCCACGTCCAAAATTGCTTGGAATAGGTGCCGCTTGCAATGTGATCAGCGAACACAACGTATTTGATTCGCTCGGAACCGGGTTCACCTGATCGGGCGTAATCGATGATTTGGTCCGCTAATTCCTGGGCTACTTTTCGGGAGCGTGCCTTTTTGCCCGGACCTAAAAGATCGGCGTCGACATCAAGCGCATAGACATATCCGTTTAATGGGTTGTGATCCGACTTAGATCCACGGGCGGCATGTGCCCGGTCACCGATCCACCCATCCGACGCCTTTTCGCGAGTCGGCCAGCGCTTATTAATCTGGGCTCGGAGCGTTACACCGGCGGCTACTAGGCGGGCCATTAGAACCGGTCCCCGGCGATCGGTTCCGGGCTGTCCGCAATGTCTGACGGTGCCGGGGTCATGTGCGTGATCGCGGTAGCAGGTGCGACGATCCCGAGTACGGCCGCACCTAGGGCGAGCCATAGCGGGGCCGCTTCGCCCGAGATGACGTCATAGGCCACTAGAACGGTCACGGCGGCGATTGTCACACCGTAGAGGTACTTTCGGACCTGCCGGGTCATTAGGCGTTCCATGTGTCTCCTAGGCGTTGTGGTTGTCGATGTGCTTATCCATGCGATAGCGGACGTCCCGGACGTCTTTCTCGATCCGGTTCATGGCGTCCCGCATACTCGATCCGCCGTTAGGCTTAAATTCCCGCTGCATAAAAATTTGAGCGCGGATAAGCCAAATTAGGCCGGCCAGTATTGCCGAGCCGATAAGGATGATCGGCACAAGGTCGGCCGGTTGATCGAATGTCATCGGTCAACGCTTCGCGGCTTCGATCTTGGCTAGGGCGATAGCCCGGGCGCGGTCGGTTTGTGAGGGTGCATGTGCCGGCTTAGCTTTGGCGGCCTTTTTTGCCGGCTTCACTTCCTCGACCTCGACGACTTCCTCGATCGTTGGCTCACTCACTTTGCGCTCCTAGGTTTGGGTACATGACGGCGATCATGGCGTCGGTAAATCCGAGGGATTTAGCGTGCGCGATAGCGGCGGCGGTCGCTTCGGCTTGCTCTGCTGCTAACTGCTCTAAAGCTGCTTTTTCCGCTAGATAGGCGGCTTCGTCTGCGTCGCGCTGTGCGGCTTCGGCAGGTGTAAAATCCCGTTCCGTGATCGTGGGCGGGTTTGTGCTGTAATCGGTCTCAATAACGTCAGCCATTATGGGTTTCCTTATCCCTTGTAACCGTAGATGGACACGGTGCCCGTCATTGTTCCAGCAGCTGGAAAAAATGTGATCCCGTCGAAGGCCGTCGTCTGTGCCATGTAATTGCCTTCGGTGTAAATCTCCATGATGGATCCTGTCCAGCGTGCAACTGTCCCCGTGGCGGACTTGGTTTCTGTTTTTTGCGGGCTACTTATGTCGGCAGTAAGCAAACAGTTAGTAGTCGAAATTGCGCCAAATCTGCCGCTAGTTGCCGGCACTGCGCCAGATCCCGCCACGCTCGCGCCGTTGTATCCGTACATGTTTTGGTAAATGTAATTGCTTCCGGAGGAATCTGTCCCCGCGGCTCGCAATCGGAAAAGAAATGCGTTGCTGGCACTGGCGAGGACTTTCATCACTATTCGATAATTCGCGTAGTCCGCGGTAAAAATTCCATTAAGGCTAATGCTGTTGACCGTGGTGAAAGTGGTCGTGTTGGCCGTCGTTGAGGCGGATCCGCCGGAATTGGCGATAGTCGTCGGGGGGACGGGTGATATCCCGCCGAGGGTCGGCAATACCGCCTCGATATCTTCGGCGAGGTCCTGACCCATAGCGGGGTAGTTCGCCACAAGGTCGGACGGGTCTGGATAGGGAAATCCGTAAATCGGTGTCGTGCCCATTGTGCCGCCTTTCCTAAGCCGCGAGTAGGTCGTCGGCGTTGACTACGTTGTACCAGGCGACCGTCGGGTTGACGTCGCCCCATTCTAGTGCCCCGTCTACCAAATTCCATGGAACGGTCTGATACGAATAGCGCGGGTCGCTGATGCTGAAAGTGATGATGTGCTGCCCTGGTGTGTACGTTTCGCCCCATCCCTCGACAATCCCTTGGAACGATGAGTAGGGCGCCGGTTCGGGCAGGTTCGGGACCGTGACGGTGGCGCCGTTGACTAGCGCGAGCACCCGGTCCCGGTCCGTGGTGGTCAATAGGTCGACGTAGACGGATATTTGGCCCATGTTCCAAAGCGGGTTAGCCTGGGCGGTCAAGATAGATCCGGCCCTAGCTGTGGCGTCGCCGCTGTTGCGTAGGCGCGTGTCGAGGGTGTAAGCCCGGCGGCCGTAGAGGGCGATCGAGGCTGTGTCTTCTGATTGTTCCTCGACGGCCCCGGTCGAGCCGTAGGTAACGGTTACGTCGTTTATTAGGGCTTCAAGGGTTTGGGTCCATGTGGGGGACCAAATAACCCCATTTGATGGGAACTCGTAGGACGCTATTTCTGTAGGGAACGAATCCCACGATTGCGAGTAGAACGTCCATGGCTGGACAAGGCTTGTCCATGTGGCGGCGAACGCGGTTATTCCCCGGCTACCGTAGGACTCGAAAGAAATGAGCCCTTCGGGGGTGTCGAAATAGGTTGCGCCGGACCATTCCGCTAATTCGGCTAGGGCGTTTAGGACCGGCTTTAACTCTGTCTGAGCGCTGCTTAGGCTGTGCAGCTCTAGGGTGTCGCTGCCGCCGTTTAGGTAGGCGAGTCCGCCGTCTGTAAGGATCTTCTCGGCCCTATCCCGCACTGTTTCGTGGGGGTAGGTCGTGTCGGTTGTCTGCCGTAGGCCTAGCTTTGAAAGGTTGCCCATGGCAATAACGGTCGTTATCGCGGTCGGCGGAGTCGTCGATAGGTGAGTAATCGTAAGGTCCGAGATTTCGCCGTGAAACCGGTCGAAACCGTAGGCCTGTATAACTACGGGGTCGGACATTTGCGCTGTTACACCGGAAGTTCCCCGGATCGTGATTTGGGCGGTTGAGGCTTCGGGCTGACTGGTGACCCCGTTCCGGCCGTGTTGCACGTTAACCGTGTATTCGACGTCGGATAGGTCGAGGGCTACCCCGGCTATCTCCACAAGGGTAATTGGGGACGTCATGCCAGCACCGGTTGTACGTTGCGCCCTGCCCGGTTGTCACTGTTACGGATAAGCCGGGCGAGACTTTGGGCGGTGGCCTGCTCGACCGCTATGGCGTTCTGGGCGGCTTCACGGGCGGTAACCTCGGCGAGCGCGGATGTGCGGGCAGCAGCGGCGGCCGTTATCGCCTCGGCTACGGCTTCCGCGATTTCTTCCTTAATCCGTGCCCCGATCGGTTTTCCTATGTTTTTACCGATTTGGCGTAGGCTTTCCTTTTCCGTGGCTAGGGTTTTTGAGAGCCCGTCAAGAGTGTTAATTGCGGCCATATCTCCGGCGGCGGTAAATGGGTCGGCCATAGCGGTCGCTACGAGGGCGGCGCTGTCTACGGCCTGTTGCAGTTTCGCGGCCATTGTCGGAACTAGGCCTTGATCGAGTAGCGCCTGTCCCCACACGGCGCCCTTCTCGATTCCTTGCTTAGCTAGGTATTGGGCGAGGGCTTCGCCGTTAGTGGCATCGGATCGTTTGACGGCTTCGAGGACGTTTCCGAACCATTCCGTTTGCGCTAGTTGGCCCTCGACCCCGGCTACCCATGCCGCCCCGTCTACTGTGCCGTCTTTCATGGCGAACCCTGAGCCCAGGTCAAACCCTGCGGTAATCTGACCGACCAGGCTGTTTACGTAGTCTTTCCGTTTTTGTGTGGCGGCGTCGAGTGAGCGGGTTTCGGCGTCGAGGGCGTCGGTTGCAAGCTGTACGCGCTTCGTTGCCGCGTCGTAGGCGGGGCTAGTTTCATCTAGGTCTTTGTTAAGTTTTTCGATACTGGACGCGGTGCTGGTGGCGCTGCTGCCGGTGCTTTGAACTGTTTTATCGAACCGGTCTAATGAGTAATTGGATTGCACTGCGCCTTTGTTGATTTGGGCTAGTACTTGGTAGAAAGCTTGTGAAGGTTTGTCGGCTAGTTCACTTAATGAGTCGTCAAGGATGCCGGCCGATATTGCCATGCTTTTTAGTGCTGCGCTGCCATCCAGAGCGGCTAGAACGGTCCCGGACAGTGACGAGGGTAGGGCATCGGCTTCTTCACCTAGTGCGCCCATTGCAAATGATGCGGCGTTAGTGGCAATTTCTAGGGCTCTGGTAGTCGGAAATAGCCTGTCGACGACGAAGCGTAGGGGACCAAAAGAGTCGATGACTTGATTTGCTCGGGTGTCCAATTCGATCAGCGCGTTAGCAATGTCTAGTACTCCGATGAGGGTTTCCCCTACGGTTTCGCCAAGGTTCGCTATTGCCGGTTCTAGTTCTTCCATGGTCGAAACAAGGTCGGTTGTTTTGTCGTTTGTGTCGCCCAATGCGCCCAGCAGGCCGGTCCCAAACGCTTCGGTAACGTTTTCGCCAGCGATTTGCAGGACGCGGAGTTGACCTTCCATGGTTTGTGCCGCTGTTGTGGCCTGTCCGCCAAACGTTGCCGCTAATTTGCTGGTGATGAGGTCCAGGTCACCGGTTTTCAGTGTGGCCGAGTCAATGCCTGCACCCAATTTGGATAGGCCGGCGGTGTTGCCGTCGTACGCTTTTCCTAATGCCTGTACTACTGCGTCGAGGCTTTTCCCTGATCCGGCAGATACGTCAAGAGCGATGCCGAGTATCCGAGTTGCTTCTTGGGTGTTGCCGATGGACCGGACGAGGCGATCATATGCGGGACGGAGTTCTGTGTCGGCTAAACCTAGGGTCCGCTCAAATTTGGATATCGCGTTTTCTACTTCTGGCAGCTGGTGTGCAAGGTTTAGGTTTTCTAGCGTTTGGGTTAGCTTGTCGATCGAGGCGGCATCTTCCAGCGCGGCTTTTACTCCGTCTACCCCTAGTTTTACTGCGAAAGCGCCGGCCGCTATTCCTGCGCCGATGAGCGCCGGGCCCAGCATGTTGGTCAGTTTGTTACCGAGCCCGTTTATGCCGTTACCAAAACCGGTGACGTCGCCTTTAGCCGTGTTAAGTTGGCGGGTTAGTTTTGAAACGTCGGCCGCTAAAAAGACGGTGAGTGTTTTCGCCATGGCTAGAGTCTGTCCCATTTCTTGACAATCCGGTCAACTGCCGCGCCCCATTCTCGGAGCGCTGCGGGCTGATAACCCCGGACGTTACTAATCCAATTCGTTTGTTCAAAGGGTGCGAAACTTCTTTCGCTTTCTTCTTTTTTGTACCATTTTCCTGATTGTCCTAAGTCGGACGGCGCCCTAACCATTGTCGCGGTACCGCCACCAGATAGGACTTTGCGGTTGCCGCCGATTTGTACGGCCGGTACACGGTCGCGCTTGACTTTGACACTGTTCGCGATGACTTCGCCCCACGGGCCCGCGTAATACAGTGCGGCGTTTCGCCATGCCGGGGCCATGTGCCTATCGGCTATTTCCATGGATGATTGGCGGAGTTCGGCGCTTGCCTCTTTGGGTAAAGCTTTAAAAGCGCGTAGCACTTCGTTTAAGCCCTCGACGTAGGCTTCAACTATTGCCACTGCTGCTCAACTCCTCGACGAACGTTGCTAACAATCTAGGTTCCATCCTTGCCAACTCCTCAACGGGCCGGTGAAGGTGGAGCGCTAGTTGGACCATCAATCGCTCGACGGTCCCGCTTGGGTAGGGTCCGGCGTTTCCCCCTGCTCGGCCCAGATTTTTTCCTTCCGGGCCCAGCGGCTCACCTGTTCCATTTTCGTAGGCTCGACATCATGCTCGGCCATGTAGGCGACCACGGTGCAAAGATCCACAAGTTTGGGGCTGTTATTGCATAACCGATTTGCCAGCATTACATCAGCGGCTAGGCAGTCGACGCTAGTTGGTTCGGTTTGGTCCGGTCGTATGTAATTAACTTTTGGATACATGCGGTGTTTCCCCGTTCGCTAGTTGGTTAGGCGAATACTACGGAACCGGTAAGGCCCACGGAGCAGGTTGCGATCCCTGCGGCCTCGACGGTCATCTCTGCCGACTCGATCGACATTGTTGCACCGGTCCATGATCCGACGGCGGACGATACGACGACGGCGATGGTTGATGCGGCGGCGATAGCGGTCTGGATTGCGTCGTATAGGCCGGATGCTTCGTCGTACAAAAACTCGATGCTCATGGTCGAGTTAAGGTCCGTCTGATCGAACGCGACCGAGTCAAGTGTCTTTGTGCGCACAATCGTCGGTGTGGTGGTGACGGTGCCGGATGTTACTTGGCTTTCGTAGGCTACGGCGGGGGTTCCAAACTCCACGGTGAACGCGGCGCCCGCTACGCTGACTGCTGGCATAACTGTCTCTCTTTCTGTGTGCGGGCGTTGACCCGGTTACGGTGTGGCTTGCATCTGTACGGTAACGCTAATTTCCGTCGTGTAGACGGTTCCCTGTGCCCCGGTGTCGGCAAGTTGTGGCGGGCTGACTAGCTCGGCCACATATCCCGACGGTATTAAACCGAGGATCAGGTCGACCGCGTCCTCGATGTCGAGAGTTGCGGCTTCATTGTTTCGGGGACTAATTACTATTAGGACTTTCCAGCGGACCCGGTAGTTAAGGTTTGACCCTAGGCGCGTCGGTTGAATCCAAGGCGAATCCGGGATGACCACAATACACGGCGGTTTGGGTACTGCCGGGACCGTGGTGTAAACCTTGAGCCCTTGCCCGGTAAACGCGGTTACTAGTTCTTCCCGGGCTTCGGTGCTTAGGGCTGTCATCCGATCATCCCTTTAACGTTGAGGTATGGCCCAAGTAGGGACATAACTCGACGCGTAAGCCACACGCTGAGCCGGTAGGGGCCTGGGCTGAAATCTGTTGCCACGGCTTGCCCACCCGCTGCGGTACGAGCTTGAAAAATCTCGACTCCGACGGCGAGTGCTGCCTCTTTCACTGCTGGCGGCTCTGCCGTTAATGCTGCGGTGGTGATGAGAGTCCCGACAATGTCATCAGCTGCGGCGGCGACCTGATCGAGGGCGTCCTCGTAGGGTGCGGCGTAGTCGAGGTCTAGCGCGTCGGCTAGCTCTTGACCTGTTAGCAGTGACATGTCGGGACTCTCATCCTTTCCGGGGGGCCGGTATCTTTTTAGACGTTGGTTACGCGGACGATTCCGGCTGGCAAGAACGCCGCCGTAACCCCATATCCATAAATACTTATATCCCTGCCCAATTTTGCTACATTTTCTGCGGTAGCCAGCCTGGGGCCATCTTCGAGCCAGCGGGCCGCTTGGCCATTTGTGACGATTGCATTGTAGGCGGCGTTTGTGTCTAGGTACTTAGCGCGAATCACTGGCAGTCCCGACACGTTAACGCGCAGGGTGCTAGCGGTTGCGACACCGGAAACGTTTTGGACGGTGTACGGCTCTGGCTGGAATGTTGACCATCCACCGATAGCAACGAATACGGCCGTCGATACGAATACGGCTGATGCTGGGACGCCGGTGGCGTCTTCGCACGTTACGGAAGCCTCAAAAATTGCTTCGCGAAATGCTGCGCCTGTCGTGTCTGCCGCAAAATCGTAGTCCTGGAGTCCGGTGCCGTCGTCCCAAAGATCCGCGGTGAATTTACGGTCGGTAACTGTGGCGTATGAGGCCAGCATGATCCGGTTATGTGCGTCCAAGTAGCTAGGGCTGGAACGCTCTAGGAGCTGGTACGAGATGTCGGACCCGGCCGCGTAAGTTGCGAGTGTTGCAGTTCCCTTTTCAAGGTCGATTTGGACCGAGTTAACTTCGCCCTTTTCGTTTGCCTGCGCTTCAACAATGTCTGTCAACTGCCCATCAAAATACGGCCAGTTAATATCCATGCCAGCGGTCCCGGCGCCTTGTGGGCCACCGACGCCTTGGATAACTCGACGTCCAAGGTCAATAATTCCGCGGACTTCCTGCAAGAAATTTGGTGGCATTACGCCCGGGTTGTTGGCCGTAATCTGATCTGCAAGGGCGCGTGACTCAACTTCGCCGGCGTAAACTGCCTTCGAGTACTCACCAAATGAGCGGTAAGCGGCGAGGGGGTGTACGGGCTCGGACGTGAATGCGCGGGCCTCAATGCTTGCGACGGTTTCGCGAACTTGCGCGATCGCCTCGCGTGCTTCAGTGTCAACCGAGACAACCTCGGTCTCGACGATTGTCTCTGACATTGGTACTCCTTCATCTTCTCTAATTGCCGATACGCCTGCGGTGGCGTATGCGGGGTATGGGGTGAGGCTGACCTCAAGTAGGCCGGCGCTCATGTGCTGAACGGCGTCGCGCGTTTTAGTCCAGGCTGATTTAATCGGGTTAAACCCCACCGACAATCCTCGGCTAGCGCCGGTCCGGGCGAGCGTTGCGGCGTCGCGCCCGAGTGTGGTGTTGACGATATCGAAATCAATATAGAGGCCGTCCTCGCGGTTCTCGGCGCCGGTGATGATCCCGACGGGCTCGTTATGGCGGTACGCGAGCGGCTTTCCGATCACGTCCTCGACGTCGAACGCGTCACGGGCGAATGACTCGCGGACCCCGCCGATCTCAATTTCTACACCGTAGGGGACTGCGCGGCCGGTGCCGGTTCCGACGATATCGCCGTTAGCGTCCTCGCGCTGCTCAAAAATAAATTCGGTGTCTTGCGTTGTGGTTCTCATCATTCCCCCATAGGTAGGAGCGTGTAGGACATTACCCCGAGTGTGGGCAGGTCGAGGACTAGGCGGGCTTCTTCTTCGGTCAAAACGTTGAGCGGCATTAATTTTGTGATGAGGTCGGCAATCTGGTTCGGGTCGCCGCGTAAGAATGTGGTCGTATCGAATCGGACCGCGTGAGTGCGGGGAACGATATCGGGCATTGATAGGCGGCCGCTAATTAGATCCATGATCGGGCGCAAGCTTGTATCTAACAAAAGCCTATAAAGGTCAGTTCTATTTGAATAAGTTAAGCTCGAACCCGGTACACCGGCCCCGACCCATACCGGATCCAAATTGGCGAGGCGGGCGATAGCGGTCGCGCTTGCCATTTTGCCTTCGACTAGCTGCACGTCCCGGGCGCTGAAACCCATTGTCTGAGTGTCGATTGTGCTGTTGAGGTACGCGGTCGAGCGGGCTGCGCGTGCGTCTTCCCACGCTTCGAGGAGCGCGTCGACCTGATCGGCTGGAAGGTCGGCGCCGTTATTTTTTAGGACCACGGTCGGGATAGGTGACTCGGAATACATGAGCGTAGCGGCTTCAAGGGCGGCAGCGATATTAATTGCGGTCGCGCCATTCCTGAGCCAACCGCCGTTACCGTCACCATAGAACTTAATAACGTCTCGGGTCGGGATAACGTTCCCGAGGTAGTAGAACGGATCCGACGGGGGTTGCGTATTCGGATCAATGCCGGCGTTAGCTACGGTTAAATCGTTGACGTCCTCGACGCGCATAACCTCGATAGATGTCGGGAATCCATCCCACGACCGCTCGGTTACTCGCCAGTAGGCGCGGTCGAATAGAAGCAAGTCGGCAACGGTGCGTTGCATAACGGCGGCGTATGGCAAGAATCGACACGGGCAATTAAGAAAAGGTCGAGCGGCGATCGGGTCATCTCCGCGGTACTCGCGTAGGCCAAATGCGCTGATCGTGTGTGAATACGTTTTGAGGGCGTCGACGAATGCGGGAACCTGCATAGCGGTGGCGCGTGATGTCTGGTAGGACTCGCGTAAATCGATGAGCCTAGCTAGTTGGTTTGCGCCGGACTCTCGGACGTGCGGGACCGGGCCCTCGGCTACTCGCGCTGCTGCTTGAGCGTTAAGTGCCTGGTCCCGCACGATCCTTAGTGAACGGGGAAACGCCACGCCCGTAGTCTAGGGCGCTTAGCACACGGTGTCGGACCTCTGTGGTATTGCGCGGTTTATGCGTGTCGCCGTTTTGATGATCGGATCATGGCGAGGGGTTTCGGGGTTTTGCAGGCTTGTGCCATTGCGAATAGTGCGGCCCTAGCTGCGTACACTCCGCCCCGACCCATTGGTGCGGTTAGCACCCATCCGCCCTGCCGGCGGCTAATCGTCGAGGCGGCGAAATGTTCTTGGAGTATCTGGGATCCGTCGTGCCTGATTGCCCGCCGATCGAATAGGTCCAGTAGGTTTTGTGTAGCAGCTACGGCCTCGCGCTGGCCTACTAACGTGTCGAATCGTTCCCGCAACCGGTCGACATAACCGGGCGTTACTTGGACGTAGATCGATGGGTGCTCCCGGCGGATAGCGGCTAGACGCTCGTCGACTTCCTTAATCGTTCGGTGAGTCGTGGCCCTAATGACTATGGTCCCGTCGTCAAGTGGTGCGGCGATCGCAACACCGTGGCCCATGCCGTCAAAATCTGACTCGACCGCTACCGACCATGTGGCACCGGCTGGCAGCTGCACATCGGGGTCGAGGGTTTCGGCCCACCATTTATCCTTCATCCAATGGTTAGACCGGATGACCCATTGGTTTAGGTATTGCTGCCGGAACGCTGATTCCTCGACGTTGTTCCATTGCTGGGCAAGAAACTCTCGGCGCTTGTCGGTCCATTCCGGGGAACCGTACTTCCATGTTTCGACGTTTTCCGGGTCGGCCTCGGCCGGCGCTGACCATTCAAGTAGGAGGATCGAGCCCGGGTCGTCGGACTCCAAACGATCAAGGGCGCGCTGTCGGTAACCGATCATGAGGTCCGAGGTCGAGTCGCCCGCCGTGGACACTAGCCACATTTGGCCCTGATTGCGCTCGGCCATAGTCGGAGCAAGTGAGGCGGTAACGACTTCTTCTTTAATCTTCCATGCCTCGTCGACGAATAGCATCGATACGGAGTAGCCGACGCCTGCCGAGTCGTTAGCGGCGTGGACTAGCCACCGGTCACCTGACGGTAACTCGATCCCGGCGTTTTCATTACCCCACCTGGCCGCCTTTTTGCCGTACCGCTCGACGGCCCACAACCCGGCCGGGCGTAGGACCTCCATAGCGGTCGAGCGCTTGTTAGCTACGTGCATGATCGTCTGGGTTTCGCCGAATAGGTCCGCGTGGTGTAGGCGCCACATACACACCGCCCGGGCAAGATAACTCTTTCCGCTTTGTCTCCCTACCGTAATAATGACCGTGGGCCAAAGTAGGTTGCCTTCGGCGTCATGTTCGAGGGCCCGGTCGAGGGCGTGGCGCTGCCAACCGCGTAAATCCATGCCGTACACGTCCCGCAACCAAACCGCAGCGCTTTCCCCGTAGGACCCCAACAACGCCGCTGGCGCCCTAGTTTCCAGTCTGGGCAAGATGTACCCATCCGGCGACGTTCTGGCCTGTACGGGCCCTTCTCGGCCCTCCCCTGCCTTGTCTGGGGGACAAAGGCG